TTGAGCTGCACACCAATTCAGAAATGACCCACACCATGGCAGCTTGTCGGCTTTCATAAATTTGCCATACTTTGTCTCATTGTTGCCGGTTTCGGCTGTGCCAACCTCAGCTAGTGCAACCTCAATCAAACGCGGCAATGTGCCTTTTGGAAATGTCATGACAACAAAAGCTTTGCTTCATTTTCGGTAATGCCTAATTTCTCAAGCAATGCTGTTTTCTCTGCCTTTGCTTTAACAGCGGCTTCGGCAGCTATTTCGGCAGCGGCTTGATCTGTTTCCCATTGTTCAATTTCCTCAGCTGTCATGTCGCGCTCTTTTGCAACGCCTGTTTCAATGTTGTGTTCGTAGATTTTCATTATTTCACTCCATAAAGTACGTAAGTGCCGCCAGTCCAGTTAGACCCATAAATAAAGTCAATCTGTGTAACAGCTGCGTTTGTTCCTGAGTAATAGCCATTCACGGTTGTTTGTGCTCTTGCAGATGTTGAATCAAAAAAGCCCGTAGATGCATTGAAAGTCTTGCCAGTTGTTGCATTTGTATAAAAAGGAATGTTAATTACTGAAATGTTTTTATTGTTTCCGCTAATTGCTGAATCTCCAGACACCAAATTGAATGATGTTTGACCAGTTAAACCAGATGCTCTTGCTGAGCCTGTTGTAAATCCAGTATTGGAAAATGCGTAGTTTGCGCCTGTGTCATTATTTAAACGGCAGGTAACTGTGTTGTTACCTGTTCCACTCCACGCAAAAACAACCATTTGCAGATGTGTATAAGATCCGCTTATAGATGTGAGGCTCAAAGTCGTTGTGCCTGTTGGCACGTTTCCACTTGCTATTGATGTCATTGATCCGCTTGTTGGTGTTGCCCAAGCCAAGCCGGTTGCAGCTGTTGAATCAGCCGTCAAAACTTGACCATTTGTGCCAACCGCTAATCGCGCTGGTGTATCGGCCGCTGTTGCTCCAATAAGATCACCTTTTGCATCCACAATTGTGTTTTGGATGGCATTGGAATCATCCTGTGCAACCCAAACAAAATCCATGTCTGTGTTTGAATTTTTGGCCAAAACCTGACCAGTAGTGCCGCCCAAAAGATCGGCCATTGATGTTGCTACAGCTTGACCAAAAACCTCAAAGTCAGCTGGCAAATCTGTAACCAAATCCGTGGCCGTAGGCATTTGCCAGGAAAATGGCGTTGTTGGATTGCTCATGTTTTCTCCTTACGCCACAATTGTGGCATTGATCCAATCCAAGGTTGGATTGACTGTGTTCCATTGCTCTGTCATCGGCACGTCATTCCATCGCATAGCTTGCAATGAGAAAGCAACCGGTGACAAATTCATGGAAATGCTGATCTGATTATACGCGGCCGAAAATGTCCAGCCTTCAACAAAACCCAAGTAATCTCCAGAATTCATGTTCAATGGCAGATTGGCAATATTGACCGGCATACCCATGAAAACATTGATGAGATCATCCCGATCCGAATCGTCAATTTCTGGGTTTGTAAGCTCAAAAGTGATGTTATTAAAATTGAATTCTGGGTTGGCTCTGAGTGACAAATAGAAATTGGCCTGATCCTCGGCATCGGCTGAATTATGCAAAGTCGTGGTGATAATTTGAGATAACTCACCATAAATGCCAATTGAGGTTATGTCCGATGCAGATTCCTCAGCTGATGATGTTGCACCATATTTGACCGTAATTGAATTTCGGACATCGCCTGCACGCTTTTGGATACTCAAACCCGGTGCCAAAGCATTATTGGCTGTTAAATCAACATATCCATTGGCAGCCAAATAATTGGTTCGGTGTGTGCTGTCTGCATAACCGATTTGGCCAAACGAGTTTTCATAGATATAGCCCAATCCAGACGTGGCCAAAGCTGACACCAAAGAATATACATCCGTCCGTGAGCTTGATCTAGCTGCAAGTTCATAATTGCCCGGACGGTCAATTTCACCAAGTCCAGAATTTTGAGCTGTGGCCCATGTTGTGGCCGCTGGATAAGTTGCCCATGTCAAAGCCTGTGGTACCTCTTGCCATGAATCAAACAAAACATATTTCAAAATTTCATAAATTTGATCGCCGTCAAATTCTTTGGACAAAACCCCATTGGTCAATGCTTTTGGCAATCTGGCCAATGCACCCAAAGCAATGATTTTGATGCGCTGTGCATAGGCAACCGATCCAACCTCAGCCACGGAAATGCCAACCTCAACAACCGAGCCGCCAAAAATCGGCACAAATGTAGCTGTGGAGTCTTGCAATTCGATTGTAAGTGAATCATTGATATTGATCACCACATTTGATTGATCTAGGTTAATCAGCTCCAAATTTGTGTAGCCGGCCTGTGCCTGTTCATAAATATTTGTTCGACCGCTTGTAATAGTAAGGTTGGCCAAAATTGCTGTTTGGTATTCCACGCCACCAATGATGACTTTCCAAACCGGATTGAAAATACTCATGAGAATTGCAAGCTGTTTGCGCCGCCTGTGCCGCGATAGAAACTATTGTTGAGCACATTGATGATGCTGCGTGCCGTGCCTTCTGGATCAATGGCACCGGTTACATTCAGATTGATTGTGGTGTTGCCGCCACCCAAACGGTTGTTTGGCGTGATCATGCCGCTTGAATTAGGCGTAAAAAGCTCTGGGCCACGCTCTCCGACAAGGTATGAGGTACCGGATCGAACAGGCCCACCGGCAGCTTTACCGCCGCCGAATGCGCCAATTATTGATCCGATTGCTCCAGCTTGACCCAAAAACAAACCTTTGTTGTTATTTACTAAATTTACAATGTTGGTCATTTGTGCGTAAGCCTTATTGAGAAAACCGACCAATTGAGAAAAGCCAGTAATCAAAGTGGCAACAAGTGTTGCAATGCCTTCAAGCGCAATGCGGAAATTGTTGCCCATAAGTGGTGCAAGATAGGTTTTCACAAATTCCCACAGTGCGCGAAAGCCATCATTCAAAGGCTTCAATTCTGTTGAATTCTCTGTCAAGGCTTTTTTGATCTTGTCAAAGGCTACTCTCAAGCCTTCTAAAACAGGCCCCACAACGGCTCCAATGGCTGGAATTACATCGCCATATAAGAAACCCCACCAAGCCTTGAAAATCGGCAAAATGTCATCGCGTAAAGCTTTAAAGATTGCGCTAAATGCTGGCCCCAATGTTTTGCCCAAGCTTTCTGCAAATTGCGTGACAGCTGGTATTCCTTTATCAACAAACGCGCTGATCAATGGTGTAATGGCATCCAGCACATATGCTCCAACAGTTTCTTTGGCTTCATCAAATGCCACATTGAGCCGAGCCATTTTGCCGGCAAATGTGTCCGCTTGAATTGATGCCTGCTCATCAAATGTTGCAGACAATGCCAGCATTGCAGCATCAAAATCTTTTGTTTTGATAATGTTTTCATCTAGCGGCACACCGAGTTTTTTCAGTGCTCCAAAATTCCCATCCAGTGCTTTTGCAATTGCCTCGGTTGTCGCGGTCAAACTTTTTCCCGTGCCAGCGGAAACATCAAGCGCAATTTGTTGCAATCTTTGAGCCTCGGTTACATCATTTGTTGATCTGACCAACCTGTCTAGCGATGGCCTAAGATCGTCATCCGTCACGCCCGTTGCTAAAGCTGTTTTTGTTATATAAGCCTCAGTGGCGGCAATCTGCTCATTTGTTGCACCGGTAACGTTTTGCAATGTCGTTGCTAACTTAGCCTGTGCGGCTTCATCCGCAATGGCTGATTTCACTCCATCAATAAGCAATTTGCCGGCATAGGCAGCTGCGGCTGCTCCAGCTGCGGCAAAGGCTAAACCGGCTTTTTTGCCAAAATCACCAAGCTTTGATCCAAAGCCTTCAACCTCACCGGATCCAGCGGTTAAATTCTTTTTGAGGTTATCAATATCCGCAAGAATGGAGAGCTTGAGTGTCCGTGATCCACCTAGTGCCATTTCACCACTCCTTCAAAATCTTTGAAAATGCTGCTTCCCATTGAGCGATGATCTGAGGTTGTTCAGCTCTCAAGGTTGGATAGATAAAGTATCCTCGTGATCCACGGCCTTCACGTCCAGACCACACCGGGAATTGTTTGAATTTATTTGATCCAAATTCATAACCGCCCCAAAGCATCTGGGTTGTACCTCCACCGCTAAATTTCTGAGATACAAAACCAAATGACAATTCGCCAACCTTCGATGATTTGCTTACGCGCGAACCTGCCGCGATGCGTGAGGCTGCCTCATTTGGCCGGTTGTTAGCTGCCGAAACAATTTTGCCTTGCAGAAAAGTAGCCAATCCATTTGATACTTTTTTGGCCTCGGCAACAGCTTCATCATCCATGCCTTTA